CCATCCCACGAGCCTCTCTGGATCCAGCACGGCGTCTTGGCAATGTCCCTGAGAGTAATATCGTTAGTCTGTCCAGGAAGGACTCCTTTAGTCGCAACGAGAGCATCGAGACCATAAGAGCTCCTCTGAGACAGGTCGATACCTTCACAGGAACCAAAGCCAGGAATGTAGGTAGGAACAGATTGGTCGGGTTCCTGAACGGTAATAGGCTTGGAAGGAGCCACCATTTCGAGGACAGACGAAACTTCCTCGACGGTGTTGATGACTTTTCCAATCGAACCCATGGCGTTCTGGATCCCGGCGACAACTCCGGATGTGCCTTTGGCAACAGCTTCGTCGGTCACGGCTGACTGCTCCTCTGCGATAGAGGAACGAGGGTCAGGGGCAATGAGACGAGGGTTGACAAAGCGGGCGTACACGGAGAGCTTGAGGGAGGGAGTGCCTCCACCAATACTAGTCAAAGGATTAAGAACGACAAACTTAACGAGTTCAGTGGGGAACGTGTCAAGCTGGTCGGCGATCCTGAGATAAGTGTAGGACATGTTTGGAATCGTGAGATTCACATCTTCTTGCTTGGAAGCGTTAATAATAACGGCTCCGCAATTGGCAAGGACGTGAGGCTCTTGACGACCCGCGCTAATCTCGGCAGGAACCGGGACAAGCATGAGCGTGCCAAACAGGTAGGGATTGGAAGGGTAGTTAATGATCAACTCAATTCCGTCGTATGCAAAATAGCGATAATCGCGTATCTTGTCAGTCATAAAGGCGAAAGTGATAAGATCATAGGGGAACACCAACTCCTCCGTCAGGAGCGAGAAGGTGGTATCAGACGAGTCCCAGACTATGGTTTTCACGAGGTAGGACCTCTCGAGAACCTTGGTCATAGGATCCGCCTGAGGGAATGGATTGGGGTTAAACTTCAACGATGAATCGTCAAGAATAGGAGTGACCCCAACACCCGCGCTCTGGTAGGTCGAAAGACCAGACTCCAGAGCAGGAACGTTCTTGGGCCCGGCCATAAGCATGGGACGGGTGCTAGATGTAGTACTAGTGGACTGTTTAAGATTTCCATCAGTAATCAGTTTTCGGAATAGTGGGACCAGTTGATTAGTTGGCCCCTCCAATACTAAGCTTTTATTCCGCGCAGTAGCAATATCTTCAATGAGGGTAGTAGCAACTCTAGAAGACAAGATCTTGCTGCGCTCGAAAGGGTGTAAAACCTTCCGGAATCCCGTTGCAGATTGCTCTTCAGCAACCAACGGGTTTGTGACTTTGTACTTTCCAGCAGCAAAG